TTGTCGATTTCGTGGGCGACCTGTTCGTGATGTGGCTGGAACAGTCGCTGGCGACCATTCTCTACGTGTTGACGTTGCTGCCCATGCCGGACTTCATGAAGGGCCAGAGCATCGGCGGCATGCTCGGCAACGCCGGCAGCACAATCTTGTGGTTCGCCGATGTGTTCAAGATCGGCCCCGCGTTGGTGATGATCGGCGCGGCCATGGTGTTCTATCTGTTGCGACGTGTACTGACGGTCGGGATTTGGTGACATGCTAGTTTTCAATGAAGGTGTTCCGCGTGCCGGCAAGAGCTACGACGCGGTAAAGAATCACATCCTCCCCGCCCTCAAGAAGGGCCGGCGCGTCTTTGCACGTCTCAACGGCTTGCGGTTTGATCGCATTGCCAAGCACCTTGGCATTGCTGAAAGCGATGTGCAAAGCCTGCTCGTCCTCGTTGATACGAAGGAGGTAACGAAGCTCTTTTCGTGCACGCAGGATGCGTCGGGCAAATGGTGCATTCCTGACGAGTTCAAAGATGCGTTGGTCGTCATTGATGAGGTGCACGAGTTCTACGTCAATGAGCGCAAGCCGCTTGCTCCGGCAGTGGAGAATTTTTGGGCGTTGCTCGGCCAGAACGGCGGCGATGCGGTCATCATGACCCAGTGGATCAACCGCCTGCACTCGGCGGTGAAGGCGCGCATTGAGAAGAAAAACACCTTCCAGAAGCTCACCGCCATCGGCATGAAGGGCCGATATCGTGTGACGTATTTCCACACCACGTCGCCGGGCAAATTCGAGAAGGTGGGCGGTCAGACGCTGAAGTACGACCCGGCCATTTTTCCGTTGTATGACGGCTATGCGCCGGGCGCTGAAAACACCGAGGTCTATGAAGAAGGCGGAAAAAACGTGTGGGCTGCGATGGCGGTGCGTGCCGCTATCTTCATCGTCGTCGGTGGTGTGGGCATCTACTTCTTCGTGCACTACTTCACGAAGGATCGTTCCGATCCGAACAAGCCGGTGGTCTCGGCCAGCCAGACCAACAAACCTACGCATGTCGGTGCTGGCCTGGCAAATGGCGCGCCTAGCGTGCCGATCCAGCCGCCGCCGCCCGATCCGCTCGCCGATCTGACGCAGGAACAGCGTTATGTCGCCGAGCTTGCCAACAAGGGCCGCATACGGCTGTCGGCGCGTGCGCGGGTAGGGGATCAGGACCGGGCCTGGGTCCAGTGGATCGATGAGAGCAACAACGTCATTGAGGAATTGGACCTCACTCAGCTGCGAGCCTTGGGTTATAGCGTCAGCGTCGTCACGTACGGCGTGCGTTTGTCAGCTGGCAAGCACATCATGGTGGCGACCGCGTGGCCCTGGACCGCACCCATTCGTGAGAAGGACGCACGGCTCTACAACATGGCCCCTGATGGGAGCGGTGGCGCTGCTGGCGTTGCGACCGCAGGGAGTGACGGCGGCGGCGCTGACCGCGACCGGGTGCGAGGCGGTGTCATTGAGTACGGGCCGCGCACGCAGGGCACGTTCCCGGACAACAAGGCCTACACCACGAACACCACGACGCCGGCAACCACCTTGCAGATGTAGGTAGAATTTCGCTCTCAAGGGGAGGGCGTATGGATATTCGTGCGGTTCTTGTTGTGCTTTTCGTGGCTTCCGCTCCGGCCAGCGCCCAGCAGGTTTTCAAGTGCGTGAGCGGTGCGCAAGTCGTTTACCAGTCGGCTCCGTGTCCAGGCGTTACCGTAAAGCAATGGGATGCTCAGCCTGAGCCGGATAACCCGGCGTTGAGGCAAAGGCTTGCCCGTACCGCTGCGCAGCTTCGCGCCCGCAATGCTTCTCCTGTCCGTTCCGGTTCTGGGACCTATGTGGCTGCCAGTTCTTCCAAGGATCGCTATGCATGTGAGGTTGCTAAAGAGGGGCGTCGTGCAGCCTATGAAGCTGCCGGCGTGCATCGCTCTTTCGCGCTTTCCAGCTATTGGGACAACGCAGTCCAAGATGCCTGCAAATGACCCAGGGGTGTAGGGGCATCGCCCCTACGGATAACGCCTTACCCGCGCCGTGGACCTCGTGGCCCACGCGTCCTACGGATCACCGTTGATCGATCGGCGGACCCCGCGCCATCCACCACTGATAGCCGCATTTCACGCCTGCGCCGGACCACGTCTCGCAGGTAGATCACCTGGGCCGGCCTGGCATGCCACACGCGCTCGCGTTCCTCGGCCATCATCAGCGCCCACTCGCGGGCGATGTTGCATGTGAGCGACCAGTAGCGCATTCCCACCGGGTCGATATCTCGGCCTTCGGGAGTGAAAAACCGATGCCCCTGAAAACCAAAACCGGCCCAAGGGCCGGTGAGGTCTACGCGATCGTAGGTGTCTAGCGTCATTGTCCGGTCCGCTTCCTGTGGAGGGACCAGCAGTGATAGGCCGCCAGGGCGCACAGGAGCGTCAACACGCCATTTCGCATAATGTATATTATGTCAAGGCACGTGCGGCGCTTGTTGCGCTCGTTTGCTGCTGCGCTCACGCGGTGGCGGCGACGATGGCCCGCCGGATGGAGAGCGGTGCATGCGTAATCGAACACTGACCGGCCAATGGGCCGGTTTTTCGTTCCAGAACGGATACCTCATTACACCAGAGGGCCGAGCCATGGAGCCATGGCAATTGAGCTACCTGTCCCTCACATGCAACATCGCGCGGGAATGGACGCTGATGATGGACGAGGGCCGCAAAAAACAGTCGCCAAAACGGCCAGCGGGCGTAATTTACATTCGGGATCGGTTCAGAAAAAAGATTGAATCAGAAACGGGTCCGCAGGTGGTGAATACCGGTTTTGCGGCGGGATGCGCAGAATCATCATTGCCGAGGGCGCGGAAACGTAAAGGCCGCGTGTGAAGCGTTATCCGTAGGGGCGATGCCCCTACACCCCTACAATGCCGGCTCATCATCATTGGGGGCCGTATGAACTACAAACCGCAAAACAACCACGATGGACTCTGGTGGGAAATCGCCCTGGGCATCTTCGTCGGCCAGCTGATGACCGCAGCACTTGCCGGCGTGGTGGCGCTGTGCCTGGGCTACTTCACCATGCGCAGTGTCAGCGCAGCGCTGCCCGCAGTCGCACCGCAACCGCTCTACACGCCCCGCTCCCAGCGCGTGGTACCGGAACCGCTGCAACTACGCGAACTGGAATCAAACGAGCGATGCATTCAACACAAACGATTCCGGCGTCTGTCCAATGGCTGGCAGGAATTGCCGAACGATCCGTGCTGAATTGTGACGCGTCACGAAACTACATCTGCAAGGTTGTTGCCGGCGTCGTAGTGTTCGTGGTGTAGGCCTTGTTGTCCGGGAACGTGCCCTGCGTGCGCGGCCCGTACTCAATGACACCGCCTCGCACCCGGTCGCGGTCAGCGCCGCCGCCGTCACTCCCTACGGTCGCAACGCCAGCAGCGCCACCGCTCCCATCAGGGGCCATGTTGTAGAGCCGTGCGTCCTTCTCACGAATGGGCGCGGTCCAGGGCCACGCGGTGGCGACCATGATGTGCTTGCCGGCTGACAAACGCACGCCATAGGTGACAACGCTGACGCTATAGCCCAGGGCGCGCAGCTGGGTGAGGTCCAATTCCTCAATGACGTTGTTGCTCTCATCGATCCATTGGATCCATGCCCGGTCCTGATCCCCTACCCGCGCACGCGCTGACAGCCGTATACGGCCCTTGTTGGCAAGCTCGGCGACATAACGCTGTTCCTGCGTCAGATCGGCAAGCGGATCGGGCGGCGGCGGCTGGATCGGCACGCTTGGCGCGCCATTTGCCAAACCGGCACCCACGTGCGTGGGCTTGTTGGCCTGGCTGGCCGAGGCCACCGGCTTGTTTGGATCGGAACGATCCTTCGTGAAGTAGTGCACGAAAAAATAGATGCCGACACCACCGACGACGATGAAGATGGCAGCACGCACCGCCATCGCTGCCCAGACGTTTTTGCCGCCCTCTTCGTAGACCTCAGTGTTTTCGGCACCAGGGGCATAGCCGTCGTACAGCGGAAAAATCGCCGGGTCGTACTTGAGCGTCTGCCCGCCCACCTTCTCGAACTTACCCGGAGAGGTGGTGTGGAAATACGTCACGCGATACCGGCCCTTCATACCGATGGCGGTCATCTTCTGGAAGGTGTTTTTCTTCTCGATGCGCGCCTTCACCGCCGAGTGCAGGCGGTTGATCCACTGCGTCATGATGACAGCATCGCCGCCGTTCTGACCGAGCAGGGCCCAGAAATTCTCCACTGCCGGCGCGAGCGGCTTGCGCTCATTAACGTAGAACTCGTGCACCTCATCAATGACGACCAACGAATCCTTGAAGTCGTCCGGAATGCACCACTTGCCCGACGCATCCTGCGTGCACGCAAAAAGCTTGGTCACGTCCTTCGTATCGACCAAGACGAGCAGGCTTTGCACATCGCTTTCGGCAATGCCCAGATGCTTGGCAATGCGATCAAACCGCAAGCCGTTGAGACGTGCGAACACGCGCCGGCCCTTCTTGAGCGCGGGGAGGATGTGATTCTTTACCGCGTCGTAGCTCTTGCCGGCACGCGGCACACCTTCGTTGAAAACTAGCATGTCACCAAATCCCGACCGTCAGAACGCGACGCAACAAATAGAACACCATGGCCGCACCGATCATCACCAACGCGGGACCGATCTTGAACACATCAGCGAACCACAAGATTGTGCTGCCGGCGTTACCGAGCATGCCGCCGATGCTCTGGCCCTTCATGAAGTCCGGCATGGGCAGCAACGTCAACACGTAGAGAATGGTCGCCAGCGACTGTTCCAGCCACATCACGAACAGGTCGCCCACGAAATCGACAA